TCAATCTTCAACTTAACTTCTTGATAGACTAGATCATACTCCATCTTAGAATCCCAATGCTTCTTTGCCTTTGTTAGGTGTAGAAGGATGCAAAGAGTTTCTAAACTTACATATCCGCCCAAATATAATTTTAAAAGACAAGGATGATCTGAACCATGACTCGTAAAATTCAAATTAAAATCGGGGACAAGATACTGAAGTTCGTTTTTCAGCACATATGTTAAAGACTGATTGCGCTTCAGCCAATCCTTGTATGTTTTCTCAGCATCTTCGCTATACGCCAAATCCTTAATCCAAGCTTTCTCGTTTTTGCTAAGATTAGCTACAAGAAAATTATGAACATCCGGATGTTTAGCAAGCTTTTGAAAAAACAATTTATCTTTTCGAGAATTGAAAGTATCAGGATTTACCTTTAGCTTTCCGTTATATTTGAAGTAATCATATTCTTGTTTCGAGAAATGATTTTTCAACGCAAGATACTCTTTGTAACATTCAAATGCTGACATCATTTATTTCTTTGTTTGAACTTTTCGTATAATGGCTTATCTTTAGCATAAGCTTCTATTTCCCAAGGTCTTTTGTGGTACTTGGTCTTGTTTAAACAAAACACTTTCCCAAGCCACTTTACACTGTCACGATGTTTATTGTCTTGCAACTCTTTTCTAGCATATTGCTTGATGTGAACCATCTCATGCGCGAGAGTAACCAACATCGATCTTTTCTTTAGAGTTTTGCTTATTATTACAATGAAGTTTCGATGAACTGGACCATCGTCATTCCAGTCACAAATTGCGAAATAAGGACTTGGTAATTTTTCAAACACCAATTGTAAACTGATATTTTTTGAAAGTCTCTTACCTAATAATTCATTCGCATAAAACTGAAGAGACTCTTTACATAACGATCTAGACACATTATCAGGTTTTCCCTTTGTACGTATTTGCATGGGAGCCTCTCAATGATTAAATTTAGATCGGTAATCTTGCACCTTTCTTAAGGATATTTAGATTTTCTGCTTCAGCTTGAATCTTCATTTTCATGCATTGATCCTTCTTAACCCAATAAGCAGCAGTTTCTACTTCTAGATTATTTTTCTCACACCACATGACAATTGCATCAATATACTCGATATTTTTTTCGCGGCATAAAATATCAATTTCTTCCACGAAGTTATTTTTAATCATTTTTATCTGCAATTTGTACACCTATTATTACGTCCAGGCCAACGGACAAAAGGCGATAACCGAAATTCGCAAGAAATAATATTCCAAGCAAAGGAATGATATTTGGCCATCCAGAAAGATATTGGATTGTTGCCACACACCATAAAGAAAGAACAATTAAAAGAACGCCAATAGGAATATCCCTAACGAGTTTCGTTTTCATTTTACTCTTTCAAAGAAGTGGTAGGCGTGCAAGGATTCGAACCCTGTCGAGAACACCGATCTAGTGCTAAAGCGAGTATAAGCCGCTCTTGTGTACCAACACCCACGCCCATATTTTAATCCCACCAAAGACGAAGAACACCATTTTCATAATGCATTTCGTTTGGATAATGAATTAATTCATTAATGACGTTTTCTAGCTTCATCTTTGATTCATCAATCTTTAAATAAAGCGTTCCACACCAATGTTCATTTTTATCGTTGAATTGAATATCTCCAGGAACTAATTCCAGCTTTCCTTCTTTTTCAAGTTTAGAGATCAGTGTGCCATATTCACAACCATATTCGGATGTAAAATACGAATCTAAAAATTTATAGAACAAAGCTTTGTTATCAACCACCGATTCCATGATTAGTCCTTCTGAGGACCAGCGATATATCCCTTGTTCGGGTCACCCCATTCGGTCTCTGCACGCACACGCACAAAGCGCGCACGAGTGTCTGAGGTATTACCGTTAGGAACACTGATCCAAGGATTCAATCCCTTCAACCAAGCCTTCTGCTTGATTGTCCAACGCTCAACAGGTGTACGATCGCGTTTGACTGCCTTGGATGTGTCCTTAGAAATAGAGCGACGCTCGCCCTTAGAAACGTACTTGGTCTTAGTCTTAGTTCCGCTCACTACTTTTCTCCTGCATTATAAATGGCGACCACGGAGGGATTCGAACCCCCATTTGCAACTCCAGTTACGTGTAAACGGGTAGAAGCCGTCCTCGGTTACGTGGCCTTATTATTCATTGTACCCTGACACCGATTTAATGTCAAGCGAAATTGGTGGTGGGTTTCTGTTTCCAAGTACCCACCGGACTCATGTTAGGCAGCTAGTGCCAAACGAGGTGCAAAGTTATCGTTTGCATTTAGAGTTTTGCGCTTGTACGTAGTCGCCTACGATTATCTCCAGTCAACTATTCTACACTCAGTCGATCCTAGTTCGCCCCCATCAAAGACACACCAGCTTGCAAGACTCCTAATAACCCCACGGGTACGCCGCTATTATTAGGTAGTGTGTCTTTGGTGGAGGCGTGGGGTACTGCCCCCCAGTCCTCAGTGTTTTTCGTATTCCTTCAACGATAATATCTTTGGCCATTTCAGATGAGCCTCAGCGTATGCTTTACCCATTGTAGCAATGTCAACAAGAATCGTGACCTTTACTCCGGTATCAGCTATAATAAACTCTTCTAATTTGATCAACTTCATTAGTAACGCTCGGCGTCCTCAGTGTCTTTCGTTTTCCTTCAACGATAATTCCTTAACAAATCTTGTGTGTTCTAACACAAGTGTAATCTATTTGTTCAAATTCATGAGCCTGTGGCAGCTTCGCGAAAAATTCATCAACTGCCATTCTACAACCTTGCCAATGTCCATAATCGTCAATGATGCAAGGTGCACCAACTTCAAGTTTATCCCACAAAACTTCCAATTCAACCTTTGTAGAATTATACCAATCTGTATCTAACCTCAGCAATGCGATCTTTTCAGGAACGTTCTCCTTAACTAAGAGAGTTTCGCAAATGTCACCAATGACATACTTAATCTTATCAGTTGGATAATTGCTGTTCGTCAATGCCTGTTTAACTTCATCTAATGAATTCATACAAAGAACATTTTCTAGAATATCAGAAGCCTTGTTATTCATAAAATCAACGTCAACGCTTTCAGGAGGAGTCATTCCGGAAAATGTATCATACAACCAAATATTAGGTTCAGTGTTGTTATGGTATTCAAGATACCTCATCATTCCCAATATATTACCACCTCGCCACACACCACACTCAACATAGTCGCCGCTGAAATTATTTTTTCTGATATATTCCATACTTTGGAACAATGCATTAATTCTTGGCGCTGTTGTCATACTATATGGAGTAACGATCGATCTAAAAACACCTCTGTCCATAACTAATCCTTTTTTTATTTATTCATAAACCCAATAACATCTTTTCACAGGACGTCGCACAAGATTACCCATTGAATCGTAATAACGTCTATATTTAGTTACACACTCGCGAACCATGTAAGGTTCTTCATATTCGTATACACGAACAGGGTGAGAGTGACGAGGTTTTTCTAAAACCTCACCAAGGATAAGTCCGCCTACAACTCCACCAAGAATGCCGATGGCTACTTCTTCAGAGTTGTCTGCCATTGAGGGTGTGGTGGAAACTACCAATGTAGCAAGAGCAACTGCAGTGATTAAAAATTTCTTCATGATACTACCTTTAGGATAATAGTGTTTTCGTTAATACGGTAAGACAAAGGAGCATCATTCTTCAGTTCGTCCATCAACTTCCTGAGAATCACCTTACCTCCATTCAAAACTCGATCAACATAGTACTCAGGCTTTCTGCCTGTGCGCTTTGTAACAGAGTTGTTATCATCATAATTTACAATGCTGGTTCCTTTAACTTGCAAACCACCACGATCAATAGCACGAAATACCGTAAGAGTCTTGTACTTAGTATTAAAGGTCCAAAGCTCCTGAGATCCAATAATTTTTTCAGGGTTTACAGAAGCAATCTTATAGTTGCTGTCTTCCTTTTGATACTTGAAATGCTTCAACTTCTTTTCTACCGAAATCGTACGAGGCTTACGGGGCTTACGAGTTTTCTTGGTTATATCAGTGTAACGTTCTGCATCTTCAATCAGGTTGTTGAAGAACAGAACGCGAGCTTCAAGCTGCTTCTTGGTGTAATGCTTGTAGCCTTCTTTCAGCTGCGGATCTTTCCCTTCAGCAGCTTCAATGAGCTCGGCAAGCACTGGCGCATAATACGCAGCAATGCGAGGTGCATAAGTAGCAGGAATCTCATTCGACCTGAGCCAGTCATAGAGAGAAAATTCTTCGCCCTTGTCTAGCAGTTCTTCAACATCACCAATAAGATCAGAAGCCTTGTCGCGAATACGATCTTGAATGTTAATTACATTGGAGGGTTTGCTTTCAGCAATATCATCAACAGTGTTTTCACCGTTAGACTTGATAGCGCGCAAACGATCAACAGCACGCGAAATAAATTCATCATCAAACTGCGCCCCTCGCGCGAGCATGCGAAACACCCATGCGCTCGTCATCGGGAACAGTTTGTCAGGGATCGCCTTAGCGACCTTAACCATTTCTGTATTACCGATGTTCTTAAAATATTCTACAGTGTACTCTCGCGCATCGTTCACATCACACATCACATTATACCAATTAAATGCGCGAGAGATACTTGTGTCCTTGCCTTTCGCAAAGATAGGTTCGTCGCCCAGATACTTCTGATTGACAAGATAAGATTCGGTCTTGGTGGAACGAACCTTCTTCTTAGTCTTGGGAATGAGAGATGGACGACGAGCCATAGTGGTTCCTTTCAAACTATACAGTAATATTACTATACTTTTTAATTAAAGGAAATAGTTAATTTCAAGTGGTTCAAATTCAGTTTCAGCCCTAATTACTTCAACAATAGTATTGACCACTTTCTTCAACTCCGAATCCTTAATATCATAAAGTTCCTGTTGTCCTTGTGACATAGGGATGTTCTTATGACCAAGAACATCTTTTACGATTTCTTCAGCCAAATACGTTTGTTCATTAGTGCCAAGAATAATTTCAGCGTAAATACGAAAATCTATTCCGGGTTGATTACGACCTCGCATTAGAGCAGTAGCCCACTTACCCCTACCAATTTTTAACGGACCACGTGCAGCAGTATTCGTTTCATGGTCGATAACATGTGCTCTACCAAAATAGATCAAGTATCGTTCCATTCCCTTCTTTTCATTTTTAATATCGCTGTGCTTTTTGCGATAATCTTGATAGCCGACGCCGATAAGTTCCATAATTGTTTCCTCGAAACTTTCTCCAAGAAAGGGAAGGAGACTGCTTACGCAGCCTCCGCCATTTCAACTGCCAGTTCAAGAGCCTTAGTCTTGAGGCTCTTGTTAGAGCCGTACCAAGAAGAAGTAAGGCGAGTGTCTGCCGTACGACCTACAAGGTGATCGGTCATGTAGGTCACAGCGTTGAACGGCTGCCACCAAGTGCCTTC